TAAGTTAATTGGAACATCGCCCGCTTCGCGAATTACGGCGGCGTAGGCAGGTTGCACAACCCCCGCCGCAGTTTCGCGCGCGCCGGTTGCTGCCGTCTGCGTCAACGCCTGCCCCACAGCTTGTTGACTAGGGTTGGGTATCTGCCCGGTAATGCGGCCCCCAGCAGCTTCAAGCTGCGCCTGTTCTTCCGCCAAGGACCGCAACAACGAATTACGCACTTCGCTAAGTTGCGCGGTAGCGGCAGGCGTCAGCGCGTTAGCTGTTTGAGCTATCTGCTGCTCAACGTTTTGCAAATTAGATTGAATAGCGGCAATGCGCGACTGTTGCGCCTGCTGCACTTGCGGCGCGGTAGCACCTTCCGCCAACGCGGTTTGCGCTGCGGCTATCTGAGGCTCTGCAACATTACCGGCGGCAAGGCGTTCGCTAAGGCTTACGCGCCCACCCGAAGACAACATATTTTGCGAGTTTGCCACCGCGCGCGCTGCTGCTTCAGGATCTGCGGCCAATGCCACTAACCGGTTTTCGGCAGTTGCGCCGGGCGCGACAACGTAGTTAGCTGCATCGCGCAGTTTGTTGTAGCCTTTGACGCCCGCGTTTACCGCCCCACCAATGATGGGTGACAGCGGGTCCAACGCAAATTCCGCGCCCCGCAGCGCCTGCGCCGTCTTAGCAAGACGCGCGGCCTCGGCGGCTTCGCGCAACGGCGCAACAATTTTTGTGGCTGCGCCAGGGCCAGCAAACCCAGAAATAATGCCGCCGATTGTACGCCCCGATTGCACGTCGCGAGACCCCGCAGGGCCAAACATGGCGTTAGCCATTTCGTGCGATGTGTATTCGTTCGGAACGCCGACAAGCCCCGCTACGTCGCCAGGCAGACCGACAATGCCCGCAGGAATGCCTTGCAAGGTGCCTGCGCCAATATCCGCATACCGCCCCGCCAACTCACTCGCCGTTGGGATGCGCGGCGTCTCGGCAGGCGTGTACAGCGCCTCACCAACTTGCTTGGAAAACCCGCCCCGTTTGGGAAGACGAGCCGCAGGCGCTTCAGGCGCAGCGGTTTCCGCCGCGCCTACCATGCCTCTGGACACAATTTCAGGCGCTGCCGTTGGTTCAGCCGCAACCTCGCCAAACAGTTCAGGCTTCATGCTTTTGAATTTTTCAAAAGCCTGTTCTTTTGTAGCGCCTTCAGGACCGGTAACGCTAAACTTTTGGCCGGAAGGTGATGTGAATGTAAATTCAGGCATCAGTGTTCCTCTATGGTCCAACCATCCGATTTTGCGGGTGCGGCTTTAGTTTTTACGCCGCTATATTGCGTGTCAAACGCATTCTTAAGTGCTTTTTTTGACCGTTCAAGGTCTTCAATATACCGGTCAAGTTTGATTTGAAAATCTTCTTTGCCTTGCGCTTGTTCCAACGCCGCAGCGGACGCTTCCAAACGTCTGCCTTCCGTATCCGACACGTTGCCCAGCGCGCCGCCCGTGGGCGAACGATCACGCATTGACTGAAGCGCCTCAAATCCGGCCTTAGCCTTAAGCTGGTTCAAGTCAGCTTGCGCGGACGTAGACGCCGCGCGAGAGCTAGGAAGACGGCCCATAACGCCGCCAGTAATGCCGCCCAAACCGGCGTGTTCCCTAAGCGCCTTGGCCCGCGCGATCTGCGCGTCAATGTCGCCTGTCGTGGCTTCAACGGAAGCTTTCTTTACCGGGTACGCCTTTTCCAACTCAAACTGCGATTTCTGCTCAAGTTTCTTGCTTTCAAACGCAAGTTTTGCCTCCGGCGTTTCCGCTTCGCCGGGCGCTTTGGGTACGGGCGTCTTTGCAAGCTGTGTTTCGCCGCCGGGTATCGCTCGCCCAAACGCATCGCGCTGTTGTTGCAAGATCTGACCGCCCGTATCGGTATTGGTGGTGGTCTGCTTCAGCGTATTGACGACCTGTTCACCCGTAAGCCCAACATGCCCGGCAATCCAACGCTGCGGATCGGCAGCGTAATCCTGTTGCGCCTTGGCAATGGCGGTCTCTTTATCGTAGCCCGTCTGCGCCATAAGCTTGCCGATGGTCGGATGATCGTACATCGCTCGCGCGTACACGCCCGCATCTTCCGGCGACCGGATTTGCCCCGCAAACGTGCGGAAGGTTGCCAACTGCTTGTCCAAAACATCAGTGTCAATCTTAGCCAGATCGCTCATGGCCTTTTTGTCTTTGGTAAACGCTTCGCTTGCGCCCAACGCCGTCATTGCCGGGCCAAGTTTGCCTTGCCCCAGCAAAGCGTTAGCCGCCGCGCGAGGATCAGGCTCTTGCGGTCCCATTGGCCCTACGACAGAACCGCGCATGGCGTTAATCAACGCTTGCTTGTCGGCTTTTTCTTGCGCTGACTTAAGCGCCGCTTCACCACGCGCGCGCTGATACTCTTGAAATTTCAATTGGTTAAGTTGCTGCTCCTGCTGGAGACCTTTCAGCTTCATCACGTCCGTCAGCATGTTTACGGGACCGCCAACTTGCGCTGCGGGTGCGTTAAACTGCGGGACTGCAATCGTGTAATCCATAGGCATGGCGGTCATCCAAATGGGTTAGCGAGCAACTTTTGCGAAACTGAGCTGCCTTGGTTATTAAGCGCAGCAAGAAGATTGTTCTGGTACGAAGTTTGATTGGCTGCGTTCTGGGCGTTCATGTACTGGTTGCCCAAAGCGCCAACGGTAGAATTTATGGCGTTGCCCCCCGCAACGTAACCGCCCGCTGCTGCTGCGCCCGCGTTCGTGGCGGCATTGCCAAGATTGGTGCCAAGGTTTGAATAGGTGGCGCCAAGGTTTGACCCCAAATTGGCAGCGCCCGCAGCCGAATTTGCGGCGGACGCTTGACCCCCGGTGTAGAGTTTGAACAACGGATCAAGTTGCGCTGCGCGGTTGGTATTATAACGGTTAAAAGCGTTCTGGTACTCTTGCGAGCCCATGTTCTGGCCGTATTCGGTAGCGCCCTTGATGTTCGCGCCGGACATGCCCATGCCCTTAGCAGCGGCGCTGGCGTTCAGTGCCTTCATGCCTTGCTCAAGACGGAATTGGTAACCTGGGTCCGTCGTGAAGTCCGACATGCCAAAGTCTTTGGCGTATTTGCCATATCCTGGTGCGGTCGTATCGCCGCCGAGCCCTAACATTTGAAACAATTGGTTCTGCGCGGTGACGCCGCCTTCGCGGTAGGGCGCAAGATCTGTTCTACCAATGTCGAACATTTCACGCTGAGCAGCAATGCTCTTGTCCGCCATTTCTTTTTGAACGGCGGTGCTTTGCGCGGCAGCATCTTTCTGCGCGTTGGCCGCATTTTGCGACCCAAGGTATGACAATCCCCCACCTACAACGGTGGCCGCTGCTATTGCGGTGAAACCAAAAGTCATGGTGCGATCCTCTGTAGAGCTTCAACAGACGCGATCAGACCCATATTGCTGTAGTCGGGAGCGATCAGTTCGTCTTCCATCTTATCAAGGTTTTCTTCGCCTGTAAATTTGGTCTGATGAACCGTCACCCAAATGGTGTCCTCTTCCGCGTAGACGGCCCGTTTCAGACCAACCTCGGACACGAACACGCACGGCGCGGTTAGGAACTTGGTGCCAAACTCGGTTGCAACCGACACCCGCCCTTGCATGATGAAATTCAGATGCTGGTGCCGGTGGATTTTGCCGATGATGAGCGTTCCCTTAGGAATGAACATCTGCCGGGCATAAGTGCCAGCGCCATATTCTTCATGGATGGGTGTGTAGGTGTGCGTAAGAGTGCAGGACGGCAGCGCGTCAGACAGCATCCCGCCCGCGATGTTTGTCATCATCACGTCCTGCGCGTTCAGGATTTTCTCCCGAAACGTTACTTTGTCCAGCGTGTTGGCTTCAGCAGGCAGCATACGTCACCTCAAGACAACTGTTTGACGAGCGGCGGCAGCACCTCGGTCTGCGCCCGCACCATCTCGTTTCGGAAGCTCTCGGTCGCCGCAGCGCCTTGCCGCGCCTCCTTGGCAACCTCGATCTGGAGCATGGGCATGGCCGAGATGGCGCACATCCACTCGTCTATCTCCGCGCCGGTCTGCGGGTGCGTCCCGCGCAACTGCGTGAACCAGGCGCACTGGAGCTGGACGCACTCCTTCTTGATCAGCGGGCAAAATGATCCGTTTTTGAGCTGCATCGTCAGTCCTTTAGCTTCAAGCTGTTGTAAAAGTTTGCTATTTTTATAAGCTCTTCAAATGTTGCGTTATTTTTGATACGATTTGCCCTCATGCTGACGATCATTATGTTTTCGCGGACATAGCCCTTTTCAGGAATTATTCTGTCAATTGACGGGCTAACGTCACTTCGGTATCCGCGCGTTCGAATGAGTTTAAGCCCCAAAGCGGGGCAATACTCTGGAACCACGATGTCGCTAATTTCAAGAGCAAACGGAACACCTGCGTTTTTTGCGGATCTCCTTGCAGCGTTTAGCATTGTACGTTCGGCGTTTTTTGCGTTGTATTCTTGTCTTTGAACGTTCAGTAACTCTCTGTTTTTTTTCCTCCACTCAACGTTAGACGCTGAAGCGGTAAAATGTCCACGGCTTTTTCGATAGTCTCGAAGACATTGCGCGCACGTTCCATTTTTTACGCGAGGGACAAGGTGCCCACGTTTGCACGGTTCTATCGGCATTGTCCATCCATCGCGCAGAATGAACTCGCCCGATTTTGGTTTTTTAAATTCTGAACCACGTTTTCCAGCCATAAACTGATCTTACGTTTTGCAGAGCCACATAGCAATTCAAGTTTAATCTTTTACACAGATGATGACATCGACGTACTGGACGGCCAAGTTGATCGCCGTGCCTGTAAACGTGTGGGTGTGCGCGTCTCCGCTGCCTTGCGACGAGGTAGTGAATCCAAACGTGCTGGGGTAATTTGCAAGCGTGTAAGTACCTGCCGCCGCAGATGCAGCCTGTAGTCCGCCTACTGTATGCGTATGCGCGGGCATCTGCGCGATGGTCAGCGACGTATTACCTACCGTACCGGCAACAGCCTGGGACGCGAACGCGGTTGTAAATGCCACGGAACCGCCACTGCTGGCGCTCCCCGACACTACGCGCAACGCCTTGTTGTCGTGCGTGGTGGACTTGGTCCAGCCGGTGGGAGCGGATGTCTGCGCGAACAACATGGCCGTACCAGTGGGGAGGTACGCCCACGCGCCTTTGAACACGCCTGGACTGGCAATTTCCAGCGCCGCGCTAGGAACCGCTGTGCCAATGCCGACTTGACCAGTGGCGTCAATGATAAATGGTGTTACGTCAGGGTCAGCGGAATCCTGCACCTTTAACACCGCACCTGTGCCAGTCTGCGTGATCGTTAATGCAGCCGAAGACGTGTTGGAGTCGATGGTGACGTTGCCGGACAACACGGGCGACACCGCCGCCGTGGGGGCCGAAATGTTATCGACCGTCCAGATCAGCGCGTCATCCGCATCCTTCAGCACAAACTTGTAAATAGCGCCGCCAAGCCAAACGTTAGCCTCGCCACGCGAGTCCAAGACAATTGGATTGGTGTTGGCCGTCGCCGCCGTCGAATCTGTGTAGGTCGCCTGCAACGTGCTTGTGCCAGCGATGTAGGTGTACAACAAACCACCGACTAGCGGTTCGCCAGCGGCGTCAACAAAAGCCGTCTTGGGAGATGGGGTGAGAACAGCCATTATTCACCTATATTTGCAGCTACGGTCAAGATGACCGATGGGATGGCCGGTACAGGCGCAGACGCCGCTATGCGGGCTATTTGGACATTTGTGTTGGTAGTAGACCACATCAATCGGAAATAGTCACCTGCGCTCATGCGGATAACAAAGTTCCACGCCGCAACGTAAGATTTACTAGATCCAGACAAACTTAGCTTGGTGGCGCTCTCAGGTACGGACGTTCCGTTTACGTCTGCCCAGATGTACACATCTTTATCCGCCGCGTTGGTGCTGGTCAGTTGCAACGAAAACTGGATGTTGTACGCACCGGTGCGGTCCACATATACCCGCGATGTTGGCGTCCCCAAGCTGACGCCTTGAGCCAAACTTGTGTTGCTGAACGTGATGGCGTAGGCGGTATTGATGACGGCGGCGGTCTGTGTGGTGGTGTCGTAAAACGCGCCGCTGCGAAGCGAACCGCTGCCAAGAATGGCGTATAGGTTGTAGAAATACCGATACCACCCCCGCGTGACGTAGTTCGTCATTGCGTCCCAGATGGCGACACGCGGAGCCGGTATTTGCGTGATGTTATCAGGCATTGGTTGGGCTCACGATCAGTTCCGCGCCCATGATGGCAATCTTGACCGGATCTGTACCCGACACCTCGTACACGCGGTCGCGAAGCTTTACGGTCATGCCAAGACGACGCCACAAGACCCGCCGCCCGGTTTCGCCGGTCTTGCCCATTGACCGCCAATGCTCGCTGGACCATGTATGCCCGCCGTCATCCGACCAACGCAACATGACTTGTGGATCAGACCCCTGCACGATGATCTCGCTTGTGGTTTCTTCCGATTCGCCGCTGATCGCGCCAGCGGACGCGGCGTCAGACGAGATACTGCTGAGATAGGTTGTGGTCGCAGGCGTTGCGCCGTCCAAACCCACGCCAGTTTCACAATCAAGTTGCAAACTGTGTTGCGTTGTGCGTTTCAGGTTGTTAGTGCCGGTAGGCAGCGCCCGCCACGAGCGCAACCATTTTTGAACAGACCCGGCTTCGGTGTAGACCGTTGGATCGTAAGCGTAGATCTGGCCGGTCAGATAATCGCCAATTACGATCTGGCCGTTGAACGCCATCTGGCAGTTGCCGCGATGACGGGTGTACTGGTTGTTGAGCCAGCCAGCGCGCTGGTGCCATGCTTGGGTCGCCACGTCGTAGACCCAAGTTATGTTGGCGCTGGGGAAGTTCAGCACATAGAACGAATGACCGTCTTGCTGGTAGGTGTACGCCACGGCGTCCGTGATGTCGGCGTACTGCTGGATCTGCCATTCGACGGAGTGCGTCGAGATGCGGGTGCCAGCGTAGCCGTTGGACCGATACACCATACCACGTCCGCGAGCGTCCGAACTGAGCCAGAACACGCCGTTGTCGAGCTTGGCGACGGAGAACGGCGCAGCGCAACCGATTTCGATAAACGCGCCTTGGATGCGCGCAAGAGGGAAGTCCGGCAAACCAGCGTCGTACCAAACCTCAATAGAGGATTGCCCAAACAACCAGATTTCGCGATGGTCTACGATCAAGGACACCAGATTGTCAGGCGAGCCTTCGGCGCTGGCAAAGTCAAGGGGGTCAACGGACGTGCCATCGTACAGAGACGTAACCCAAAACTTTTGGCTGTTGGGCTGGTTGTAGACAAAGTACCCGTCGATAAACCCAACCGTCACCGCGCCCGCAAAGTCAACGTCCGTGATCTGTGCAAATACGTCCGTACCCGCGTTGTAGATGTACCCGTTAGCGCCCGCAGCAATAAACATCTGGGTGCCGTTGTCCACCATCGACACTTGATCGGTCCCGGCCACGGTGCCTTTGGATACGACATTGAAATCGCTGTCGATCTTATAGAGCGACGTACCCGACACGGCGTAGCCGTAATTGCCAAACTGCCACAACCCTCGCACCGGGCCAGAACCCATCGTGGCAAGGTAATTTAGACCTGGCGCACGTTGAAGAAACGCGGGTTCTTTTCCAGCTTCCGGCACAACCTCGGGAAACATGTTGATCATGCGGTTGTCCGCAGCGTTGACGCTGCGGGCTACATACGCGGAGCCAAGGATCGGGCTTTTCATTAAAAGTTACCTGCAAAAATATTAAACCGCTGGCGGGTGCTGACGATGGCGTAGGGGATCGACATGATGTCGTCAGGGTTATTGATGCGCTTGAGATTGC